TCAAGATATCACCAGCTTGCAGCCCAGAGCTTCAACTACCTTTGCGATGGTGGCGAATTCCGGCTTTCCTTGTCCGCTCAGAGATTTGTAAAGACTTGTGCGGCTAACTCCGGCAAGTGTTGCCACTTCGGTCATCCCTTTGGCCCTGGCGGCCGTGTTTAACGCGTGGATGAATTCAGTGGCGGTAGCGTTGGCTGCGGATTCTTGCAGGAAGGCGCGAATGTCTTCATCTGTTTTGAGATGTTCTGCGATATCGAAAGGGATAATTTTTTCGGTCATATCTTAATCCTCCAGTTTATTCATAATCGCCTTGGCTTTTTCAATATCCTTGCCCTGAGTGCTTTTATTTCCGCCTGCCAGCAGCAAGACGATTAGCTGGTTGCGGATGGTGAAATACAGGCGGATGCCGCCGCCAAAGAAACAACGCAGATCAAACAATCCATTAGCGATAGCTTTGTGATCGCCCAGGTTGCCCGCAGTAACCCGATCAAGCCGCTCAAGCAGTTTGATGGTTGTCGTTTTGTCCAGTTTCTTAAACCACTGCTGAATGTTTGGGTAATTTGCAGTTCGTATTTCATGTGAGCATTGTATCCTGTAGGATACGTTTTTACAATAGGATGCAGTGATAAAATCACCAGCTAATGATCCTATTCTTGAATTTTCAGAATCCGCTCGTAATTCCGGTCTTGAGATAAAAGGCAATATGGAAAGATCCATCACTGTGAGATGGCGGGTGATAAAAAAGGCAAGAAAAATGGATGGTATGTGCTTTTTCTCGATGGGGTTCAGGCGGGATCATTCGGCTCATGGCGTACTGGCCAGATAGCTAATTGGTGTGCTAAGTCATCAGGCGAACTGAATGCCGATGAGGTGAAGGATAATAAGTGACGCATAGCGGCCGCGCGCGCTTTGAGGGAAAAGGAGGAAGCTTTGCTTCGGGCTGCGGCTAAGAGTAAAGCTGAGAAAATTTGGAATCGTGCGGGTTCTGTTGAGGCTGAATGATTACCTAGTCAAGAAGGGCATCAGGCCAAGCGGTGCTAAGCAAATCAGAAATACGCTGGTATTGTGCCGGTGCGTGATATTGATGGTGAGATGTATTCGCTACAGTTTATTACTCTGGATGGTGCTAAACAATTTCTGAGCGGCGGGCGGAAAAAGGGGTGTTTTTGCATTCTGACTTCCAGTAGCAATCTCGACGTAATTTATGTTACTGGGGGATGGGCTACCGGTTGCAGTGTAAAACAATCAATCGGCGGTAATGTGGTGGTCTGCTTTGATGCGGGTAATTTACTGCCTGTTTGCAATGCGCTGCGGGGGAAATATCCTGATTCCAAGATCATTATTTGTGCTGACGATGATTTCAATATGGATGGTAATCCCAGTATAACAAAAGCTAGCGAAGCTGTTGCAGAAATAAATGGATTTGTGGTCAAGCCTGAATTTGGTGCTGATCGTGCGGTGCATGAAACTGATTTCAATGATATGCATTAGCGGCTTGGTGTTGATGCGGTGCGGTCATGTATCGTAGGAGAAAAATCAAACATCATTGACTTCTCTGAGCGTAAACCCTGACGTAATTATGACGTAAAAGTTAACGGCAACTAAGTATAAAACAGTAGAAAAGGTTTAGATTTCGGAACTCAGCAAGGCGTTAAAACCCGCTTGAATATTGAGTTTTATTAATAAAAGATGGAAAAAGTATTAAACGTTATTTTGTAAAGTGGTGCCCGGGGCCGGAATCGAACCGGCACGGGCGTTTTAGGCCCGAGGGATTTTAAGTCTATCGAAAAGATCAATTAAAATATCGAGTTATTTATATTACTGCTCCGCAATTAAAGGAAGTTAGCGCGCTGCAAAACCGCATGAATGCTTAATTAATTTTTGTTTTGCGGAGCGGTTTTTCTGGTTTTTGTTGGTTTCACTTTCTCACCCTTACGACTTTTCACATAATGCTCAGTCATCGATATTGTTGTATGACCTAGTTGTTTTTGTGCTTGTCGAATATCTCCGGTATATTCAGTTGTGTCAGTAGCTGCTTTCGCGCGCAAATCTCGAAACTGAAATTTTTCTTTACTAATGCCAGCAGCTTCTCTTGCCCGATCAAAATGACCTCTAAGGGCTGATGCTGTCAGGCGTTGGCCTGTGCTGTCAACAATCAGAGAAAAGCTTCTAATTTTATAAAAAGATTTTCTCTCAATTATTCTTTTAATAAGAATATCAAGCTCATCTTCAATAATTATCTGTAATTTTGTTCCGGTTTTATTTTGCTCGATACGCAAGACTCCGTCCTGAATATCATGATCAGTCATCTTTAAGACATCTGATGGGCGCTGGCCGGTAAAATACGCCATATCCATAGCATCACGTAAAGGCTCGCTCGCAACTGAATAAACGGCATTATACAACTCATCGTCAATATAAACATGTTTACGGCCAGTTTCTCGAAAACCCTTGATTCCCATGCATGGGTTTGTCAGATCGGTATATCCCCATTCCCTTGCTTTGTTCCAAATATGGCTAAATAAAGCTTTCTCTCGATTTGCTCGAATAATTCCGCGCCAATCCAAGTATTGGCGAATATTGATAGGCTTTATTTTATATAGCGGAACGGGTGGGTTATCAAAAAATTTATATAATTGATCAAGCTCTCTATGATTATCTTTTTGTGTGGCTGGAGCTTTTGTTGGAATAACTTCTTTTACATAACGTTCTGCAACGTATCTAAATGTAATGATATCCTGGTGTTTGGGTTTGGCATCGATTTGCAGCTCTGCCCATTTTTTTACAGCCATTGCATAATCATTGCCTAGCGGTATTTCTTTTCTAGGTTTGCCGCCTGTATCAAAATAATAGAAGGTGGTATTCCAACGTTTACGTTGGCGCATCCCTTTTAGTAGATTGAAATTCTTAGTCGGTTTTCTACCCATGTTTAAGTACGTTCGGTACCCACGGTTGATCTAATGTTGGGGTGATGTCGGTCTTGGATTCCACGGCTGATTTTGGTACAACTGGCCGACCAGCAGCATTTACATAAAATAATATTCCCATTACTCGAAGTTGTGCAATCTGACGTGACTTTATTTTAGTCCCGGCAAGTCTGGCAACATCTTCATCATCCAGGAATATGCTCATTTCAAACTATTTCCTCAGATCCTTGATTATTTGTTTTATTACTATAATTGTCATACCTAGAGATATCGCGCAAAGAATCAATGCTAACAAAGCCTTTGTCGCTACAAAAAAGGAGCAAGCGCTGAAGTATTGATCGCAGGGCCATTCTAAAAAGCTCATTTCTGTTATTCCTTTCAGGTAGTTTTAGCAACTTTACCTATATCTGTTAGATGAATTATATTGTTATCATCTATAGTTACTAAATTATTAGATTTCAGTTGATTTAATACTTTGTTTCCAACTGGATCCCAATCAGTAACGAAATTTTCAACTGTTGCCCCTTCTCCTGCATTTGTTATGTACTCAAGATACTTCTGATAGATGTCCATATAATCTCCTGGGTAAAAATTTCGCTAAAGATTTTTATTTTTTAGCCGTTTTATATAATCTGCATAGTATCTCCGTGGCTGCCAAGACGTAGAGCACCTTGGCAGCCACAATCTAAAACGGGATGTCATCATCCATATCATCAAAACCGTTATTAATTCCGCCGCCTGCGCTAGCTTTTGATGGGGTAGGTTTGTCATCCGAATTTGATGTATCCGCATTCCCGGTTGATTTATTGCCAAGCATTTGCAGTTGATCTGCCACTATCTGGGTGGTGTAGCGCTCAACGTTCTGCTTGTCCGTCCATTTCCTGGTTTCCAGTCTGCCTTCGATATAAACAGATCGGCCTTTCTTCAAATATTCTCCGGCGATTTCGGCGAGCTTGCGGTACATAACCACACGATGCCATTCCGTCTTGCTCTGCTTCTCTCCGTTCTTATCTTTCCAGGTGTCGGTGGTGGCCAGAGAGAGTGTGGTGACGGCGTCTCCGTTGGACATATAACGAGTTTCCGGGTCTTGTCCCAGGTTGCCAATGAGTATGGCTTTATTGACTGAGGCCATGATTACTCCTGGTGATCGAGCAGCATAATTCTTCTAGCAAAAGAATTAATTTGATTGGGTGTGGATATTTGTGTGAATTTAAAACGGGTGGGCAAAACCGCGTGCGAACCAACCGGGTGTGGTTGCGCGTGGACTCGGTTGCGCGATTTCGCCCATTGAGAGGGTATCCAGTACGCAGAGAAGAAGGGTTTGGGGAGTGCGTACTGGATAAGGGCAACTTTCCAGCCCTCCGACTAAGTGTGAGCATCCACTCGGGCTGGTGCGGGTAATTCATTTTAAATTTCTCAAAAAAGAATGAATTACGTGAAAACATTATGCCCTTTTTATTTATTTCTATCTGTACGGTTGAACACGTATACATAGACAGTTCTTTCTTATCGGTTAACATACTTCTTCCGATCGCCCGATTTGTGCACGTAGCTTCCGCCTGAATGTTGTCCGTCATCAAGCAGTTCTTTCAGTTCGTCATCGATGCCGGTGGATTTTTTGGGTTTGTTAATCACTTTCACCGGTTCGATTACATTTTGTTTTGATTCCGGCTCTGAGTTATGTTCTGGTTGTGACATTTTATTTTTTAGCACATCGATGACCAGTCTTTTTGCGGCGGCAATTTGTTCCGGTTTTGCTCCGGATTCGTTGGAATCTTTTTGCGTGATGTCAAAAGCTCTGAGTGCTCTACAGATTGTGTCTTCTTTGTAGCTGCGGGTATTTGCCTTGCCGTCATTGACTTGCTTAACCAGTGACATCGATGCAGGTGACATCGATTTGAAATCCAGGATGCACAGCGCCCGGTATTGTTGCATTACATAGTCCGCATCGCCGCCGTTAAGAATAGTTATGCATGCTGCCAGTTTGACTGGTGCTGATGAGTAAAACACTCGGGCTGTACCGCAGTGGCTTATGAGTGCTTTGGCCGTGTCGTACAGGCCGGAATTCATGATCGGCCGCATCAGATCAATAGTTACCGGTCTGGATGTGTCGTAATATATCCGGGCAGCAATGTTGAGGACATCGGTTAAACGTTTATTTTCATTCAACAGGTCGGCCATGTTGCGGGCAATGCCAGTATCGGTAACTTCGTAGGCATTCAGCGGCAGGCCCATGACTACAACGCTTCTGATTGTGATTCCGGATTTAACTACGGCCATGAGTCTGTGGTGTGCGTCTCTGAGATTTCCGTTTTTATCGATGCCGATGCCCTGGCTGGTGACTCTCCATTCGCCCCTGGCCATCGCGCCGGCTAAAACATCGACGTGCCAGTAGCGTATTTTCCTGTTGCCTGGGCTGGTGCTCAATAAATGCCGGGCGATATCCGGATTGATATCCATGATTGCCGATTGTTCTTGCTCACTTTTAAAATTGATCATGATTTATCCTTAGACAAGTAATACACTGCTGACCAGATGTTTGATAAGATAATAAATGCATAGAAAATGTTGGACTCAAAACCAATAATGATGGCGGCAATGATTGCTAGCATTAGATAAATAATGGAAAGAGTTGTTGGCTTCATTTGCATTGTCCGCTCGCTGCTTGCTGCACACGATTTAAGTGTGAATCTCGGTCTAATTTATCCAGCCAACTTAATAAGGCAATCAGTGCAATCGTGGTGAGAATGTGCGGCCAGTATTTGCGCAGGCATCCTGGCTGGTTTGCTCGGTAGTGTTTGGTGTCGAATGGGATCATTATTTGTCCTTTAATTAATTACCTGCGAGTAGTGCGCCGCAGCTATTGCAGCCGTACGCAAGATTGTCATCCCACAAATCATTGCTGCCACAATGCGCGCAACGTCCTGTGAAATGTCCTACCGGCTGATCTTGTGGGTTATTTTTCTTTCTTAGCGCAGCTAGTTCATTGGTGCTGGATGGTAGCGCTGGTTTGAATATGCTTTTATTTACCGTTGTGTACTCAGGCATTTTCTTAGCCCTCCGTTATGGCCGGATGCAGAATCGTATTAATTTTCTCTGCGAGCTGGTCGATGTCGCCATCGTTTAAAATCAGCTGGTCACGATCCGTGTCGATTTTCATAAGCTTATCGCTGACATGTGTTGGGTTAATTTCATTGGGGTTGATCGGTCGGCGAATGTGCCAGATCGTTCCGCCATGGTTGCGGATGTAGTCGTATTCGTTCTGGAATCTCACATCGGTTGCCACGATTCCTTCAATGTAGGCGTTACCGGCTGCTGCGAGCTTTCTTAAGTATTCTATTTTTCTGTCGGCAATCTTTACCCATACGTCGCAATCGACATAATTCCTTCCCCACTCGGTGCCGAGCGTTTGCATTAGTTGCCGTGGTGATTTTCCGCATAATTCCGGTATCGGGATTTCTTTAAGATTGCGGTCAGTGAAATAGCTTTTAGGCACTCTGAAACCGGCAACGAGCATATCGATCAGAGGCTCGGCAAAAGATACGCTCCTGAATTCCTGGGCTGCACACAGTATTTCAGCCACAGTATCTTTGCCGCAGCCCGCGGGGCCGTGTAAGCCGATTAGTTTGATTGGTGTATTGGTCATGATTTCCTCACGCATCCTGATCATTCTGCAATTTATTCAAACTGACCAGGGAATGTGTCTAACTTACTGTGCCAAAAAAGAAAGGTACGCCGGTTGCTATTTTGATCTTGTTGATCATGTTTTTTGTGGCGTCTTCCAGCACTTTGTCGTTGCGTATCAGTTCGTACCAGAAAATCAAATGACCTTCTTTAACCCTGTATCGCAGCCTTGCCGTGATCTGATATGCATCGCCGCTCCAGAATACGGGAATGCCAATGGCGATTTTTTCAAACAGCTTCATTTGTGCCAGGGTTTGATTGTCATCGTCATTGACAAAGCTCATGTTGACGCCGCCGTTTTGTAACCTGATGGCGGATTTAAAGCGCATGTCTTGATTAGCCTGGAATGATGTTGCCATTTCGAGCAACTGTTGCCCGGTAGGGTAGCCGTCAACTGCGGCGATATCTTGGAGGTTTTCTTCAATGAATAATGCCATTGATAATTGACTTAATGACACCTTGTTTTTCTCGATCCATCGATCCCATTCCTCTGAAAACTCAGGCGTGTATTTGGCCGTTAGGTCTTTCCAATTTTGAGTTTCACTTTCTTCAACGTGGCGGCCGTGATCGTTAAATATGCATTTGAAATCAATTTTCGATTCTCGATAGTCCGCATCACAATAAATGGTTGTGAATTCCGGCTCTTTATGGCGATTGATGTACTCGATGAAACTATCGGCATCGTGCATCGTTACTGTTCCCTTTTTCCTTGCAGGAATAGACATCAACTTTTCATCGTCACGATCTTCCAGTTTCCAGCCTGGTGGCAGTGCAACGCGCCTGGTGTTGTAACGGCTGGCTATCTCTACCGGCTGAATCTTGGAGGCCAGGTCAATAATGGCTTGCGTTTCGCTGTTTTTGTTTTCCAGGTTATCCATGATTATTTATTCACCTCGATTGTTTTTAATGGTTTTGCGGATTCTTCAACGACTGTTAGATTGAGTTTTTGTTGATGCGGATTATCTGGCGTCAAAGTGCCGTCTTCGGTGGCAAATAACAGCGCTTCCATTGGCTCATCGGCTGGCATGTTGGCTTTGAATTTGCCGGTGATCTGCATGGCGCCGTTCTTAACTATTTTCTTGACACTTATTTTTAGATCGATGCTGCCTGGCTTGCCGGAATCATTCACTTTTTGCACTAGCTCGGCCAGTTTGTCGCTGGCCGAGCTGATAAAGAATCCGTTGCCGATATGATGTAACGTGTCTGTTATGGGTTTGCTCATGATTTCTCCTGTCGTATTCTGGATGTCGAGTTGGGATCAGGTTGCGATTTCAAAGGGTTCCACGAATCGCCGTTTTTTCTGCTGCGGTTCTGCGCCTGGCCGGGGTGGTGTGAATACCAGCATGTTTTCTTTGATGCAGCCGATCTCAATGAGGCATTTGATGATCGATGGCACGGCGTAATCTGCGCCATCCTTGGTTTTATCGATTCCCAGGTGCATGAAGACATCATCCATCGTGAAGATTTCTCCCTTTTGATGCTGAATAAATTCTTCCAAAGGTGCGCGATAAGGGTCTGGTTCAGATACGCGGTGCTGTAGAATTTGGAACACGTGCCGGGTCATATCCTCGAAAGCTTGATTGGCGTGGATAAAGCGGATGCTTGCGTCTTGCTCGTGAAATGCCAGCGGACCGTCATCCAGTTTCAGTATTGCGAGCGTGTTATCCGGTAGCGGTTTGGTCAGATCATGCTGGAATACAACCTTGTCCAGCTGATAGAACGTTTGCAGGGATGCGACTTCCTCAACTGATAGCTTATCTTCTTGGTGGTAAACGATGATTCCGGGTTTGTTCATGATTCCTCCTTAGTCTGAGCAGGTTGTTGATTCATCGGCTACAGACATCCAGTTTTTTTCATTGTCGGATAGTCTGAAATCCATATCTTTCTGGGACTCTTCTCGCATGTGCATCGCTACGACTAACCTGCTGTATAGAGATAACCAATAATCTGCTATTTGTTGATCTGGATGTTTGTAGCCAATAATCTCAATCGCATGAATGAAATGCAGGATGTAGTGAAAAGGAAGTTCATCGCGCGAGTCTACAAAGTCACTCTCTGCGCCTCTTATTACGTCTTCCCAAGTCTGACTAAAAGTTCTGATAGGTATTCCGCAGCTCGGCCCTGTAAATGATCCGCCGCCAGGATGATATGGATTATCAATTGCGATGCCTTCAAATGCGGAGACCAGAATGCAACGTCTGAACCATCTTATTAGGGGTTTGCATTTATGCTTCTTTGCAATTCCATCCGGGCCGCGAATTGCGGACATTAAAACTGACTGCTGCATGATCGGCAGCAACATTACCCACTCTTGGAGCGCTGATTTCGGTTTGATTACTGGATGTATTAGTTGCGCATCCATGTATAAATCGTTCATGTTTCCTCCTGTACAGCAATAAAAAACTGATCCAATAATCCGCCCATTGCGGGCGGAGCGGGTTGGGTTAGTTAGCGGGTGGTTGTTGCTCTGGTATCACCACGGTTAATACCGGGATGATTTCTTTGACTTCGTGACATTCGCCGGTGAAGTCGCTCAGTGCGGCTGGTATTTGGCCTTTGGCCAGCGGATATGTGCGCATTTGAATCGCGGCAATTGCTTCATTGCATTTGCCCGCGTTGACATATCCCGGGATGTTGACTTCTACATGTGTGACAGCGCTTGAGTTACTTTGTTTAATCCGTTCGACACCGGATAGGGTGTAGGTGCTCACTTTTGTGAACATGTCGTTGGATGCTTGGGCTGCAGGTGTAACCAAATACATTGCTGAAAATATTAACAAGATGGCCTTAAACATTTTATCTCCTGAAATAAAGGTTTTTATTAAGTAGACGGGCTGGGCTTGATACCGGCTTTTTACGGGCTCGCTGAGGACTGTTAAGTCTTGCCCATCCCGAAAGGTCGCTAACCTTGCTCAAAAGCGTGTCTTTCCACGCCGCCGTCTTTATCAACTACAAATCATCGGGTCTAGTGAGTTTTTGTTGTTGATGTGATAATGTTAGGCAATACTTATTTATAAGTCAATAGGCATTACTAATATTTATGATAAAATTTTTTATGAGTGAAAATTCATGTAGGTGAGGAGTGTTAAATTAGTTATTGATAATTACTAGGAGGGGTTATGGATAAATTATTGACTAAGGAATTTATAAGAGGGTTGGAAGGGTTGAATGGGAGGGCTATTAAATTCTATTTGGATGAGGCTGAAAAGCGATTGCAGGATATTTTAAATACAAAACGTGAGCTGGAGCAAAAGGCCTATGTATTATTTGCTGGATACATTACTGCCGCATTTGCATTGTTTGGGCTGGCTGAAAGGCTTGAGGATATTTCTTATTGGCTTATAGGTTCTGCGTTCTTTTTTTGCTTTGGTGTGGTGATGTTGTTTTTCGTTATTAATACAAGCAAATATGGAACCGTGGGTAGAAATCCATATGATTGGTTGGAAGATCCCGTTTATCTGACGGTTAAAAGCAATCACCTTGCGCATATTTATGCTTATGTATTGCACGATTATATTGCTGATATTGAAATCAGCAAGCAAAGCAATGCGTATAAAGTTTTTTATTTAAGGGTTGCAGTGTTACTCGGGCTGTTTTCTTTGGCTCCATTCAGTATCAGGGCTATATTCGGCTGAGTATTGGAGCTTCTTTTGTTTTTGTTCCCAGTCGTCTTTCTTCTTTGGTGGGGGTGGTGTATCAGAGTTATTATTTACCATTGATTCTGTTCTCCAATTTGTTATTCAAACGGTCTTATGTCCAGGACTACACCGTAGGATAGTTGCTTGCCTTTCTTGGCGTGCCCTCGGATAATAAACGCAATTACATAGATATGAATAATATTTTATGTTTGTAATAAATAACAATGGATTATATTCATGAGAATATATAAATCAATTTTAGAACCGATCTATGAAGATCCTGTTTATGAAACTCGAATTGAGGGTTACGATAAAGGGTTGATTAATTCATGGCAAATTGGCAGAAAGCTTGCGGTTACAAACCTTGATCTTTGTGTTAGAGCGAAGAATGGAGAGCTTCCGGTGATGGATGTTAAGGGTGGTGTAGAGCGTAAAATTAAGAAGGATAAGGTTGGGTCTCTGTGGTATTTGGCATCGTGGCAAGGATTGCGCGGAGAAGATTTAGATATTGATTTAGATGCTGAGGTCAAGATTGTCTGCTCAAGAACTGGGGTGAGAGTCACATTCACGGGGGATATTAAGAAGCTTTTCGGGAATTAACCAAGCTCCTGTATAGATTTGTGCCAATGTTTTTCAGCTATTATTGAGATGGGATGCTGAACTTCTCTTAAACGTATGGCGTGAGCGATTTTGTGACCGAAGGATTCATGCACCCAATCTGGCGATCCCAACCCGCCAATTACCAGATAATTAACTTTTTTGCTCATGTTGTTAATGGTTATCGCGCCTAATTGTTCTGTAATTTTTCTGCAATAATTTCTTGTGCCTGAAACAAATTCTCCCGTAAAACAGAATACTCTCTTGGTGAATGACAGGGGAATAATATCGAACGGTAATTTTACAATCTCGTGTTGTGCTGATCCGGTATCCATAAAGTGGTTGCCGGTGATTTGTTTTAGCACTTCTAGTAAATTACATCGATCTTCATCGGTGATGATGCCATCTTCTAAAATATTTCTAACGCGCTCAGCAATTACCGACGCTGGCCAGATGTTTGATACGTCACTGTATTCTTTTATCCATCCGTTTAGAAAGTGAACTTCTTGATCATTAATGTGGTTGTCTGCCGCTATTCCTGTGCATATTCCCAATAATGTTTGCATGGATTTAGTGAGCTGTCGGTTCGCAATGCTCCTGAGTGCTGCGGCATCATTTCCTTCGTAAGCCATAACTATCCTTTTTTACATTTGCATTGCTTAATTTGGCATCTATCGCTGATATCACTCACCATTTTGCTGTTTCTTTTTATCATTTTTTGTGTTGTACGGTTGAGCGGGATGGTTAATAGCGTATGTAACAGTGCTAAGTGTTGGAACATTTTTTTTATCTGCTTCAATAGTCATTTCGATAAGCGGAATTTTTTCTGGGGTTATTTTATCCTCATCTGTTTCTATAATGAATTGAATTATCTGTCTTTTAGATAGGCTTATATTGTCCATTGGGAGACTTTCACCAGCATCAACTTTGCGGGGTCGCATTTCGCCTTTACCAGAACCCAGCCATTCTGGACTCACATTCAGATATCTTGCCGCGTCAAATAAATGAGTGGACTCAATATTTTTTGTTCTTCCCGAGAACCATTCATTCACTGATGGAGGTTTAATTTTGCATGCTCTAGCCAGCCCAGCTTGAGTTTTCTTCGGGTTATCTTTTAAGGCCAAATGTAAGCGTTCAGCTAAAGTCATCATATTAGGAAATACTAACATTAAGTAAATTAGTAATACCTATTGACTTTAGTATGAGTAATGCCTAATATATTTTTCATTTTCTAAGCTAAAAAATAATAACGAATATGAGAACGGCTGTTAATGAAGGCAAATTAAGTGCCATGTATTTGGTTGATTTGTTGGGAGGCACATTTCAAGTTGCGCATATGTTGAATATAAAACCGCCTTCAGTGAGTGACTGGAAATCATCAAACACTATCCCTGACGACAAATTAATTAGATTAGCTTCAAAAATAGAAAACATAAGCAACAATGAAATAAATCGAAAGATTCTTTTTCCTGATGATTGGCAAACACTATGGCCTGAACTAGCCAATAACGATAAATGCGCATGCCAACCATGACCAAAACAACCAACCCCAAAACCAAACCATCGGTATGGGATTTAGAAAACTTTAGGGATCACAGGTGATTATGGATAACAAAAAAATAATTCTTATGCTTCCAAAAGATCTGGCATGGGATGGAATTGAGCGTGTTAGTGCTTATGCTGGTCTGGATCGTTCGCTTGATTCTCGAGGCGAACGGTTTCAACGACAGCAAGCGCAGAAGTGGTTAGATGAATTGCCAAGGGTGACACCAGCTTTCCGGACTCTGCAATGGTTATTTGTTGCAACAAAGCAGCGTGGAGTTTCTCGGCATCGCCTGATCTGGCTACAGCTCCGACTATTATTTCGAGCGATCCTTCAAAGGATGCGATTAGCTCTGCGATGATGTGTTTTATTTGAGGTTCATTTGCGTTCATGGTTTCTCCTTTGTTGAGAGTGGGTTGTCTGAAGCTCCTATCTTATCAACTTTGGAGAAACCTCCAGAAATAAATGATTTTATTGGTGTGTATTTAAAAATTCAGTGGTGAGCAAATGAGCAACTACTCAACATGGTATGCGATTCGGAAATCAGACTTCGGCGTGATTGCGGCGGGTGATTCATGTCAGTCGGCTATGGATTCAGCTGTAAGTGCATCAGGTTGGAGTGGGGAGCTTGGCATTGATGCGCCTTACTTCATGACTAATGCGTCTTGGTTCGGTGGTTCATTGCATACGGATTGCCATGATTAATAAGTTTTCATATGACCTCCTTGTAAATGAAAACGCCGCGCCACCCTGTGTGCATAGAATTGCGCATAGTCGGAAGGGTGGATTGATAACTTTTGAGATGAATAGAGATGCTTGAGCTTTCGCGGGATTCAAGAATGTTTATGTCAATCCGCCGGGAAGGAAAAACCGTAGCGACACTGTTTATTTCCGACAACGATCATGTCTGGCGGGTGTATTCGGTTAGTTCGAGTCATTGTTTAGCGGCGGATTTGAGATTTGTTGCTGATAAGTTGGATGAGTTGAATGGGGTTCATCCAGAATGAGCAATTCATTAATAATTGAGAATGATAATAAGAATCGTTTGCAATTAGAAAGAATAGTGTGTATTATTCGAACTGTCCAAGGCTTCTTGACTGGACATACCGCAGCAGCCAGCGTGATCCTAAGGCGTAGTCGGATGGTTGCATGTTTCATCTTTCTTCCTAGCGTGATAACAGGCTTTCACGCACCTCGGCCCAGCGCATTTTTCTCTTCCTTGTATCGGTGCGCTGGGTTTTTTAATTTCCGTTTTGCGTCGTCAATAGCTCGATCATGACCTCGCGCCATCCAATCGATTTCAAGTTGATTGCCGATGCTGCCTTGAGCAGTGCGCGGCGGCTACTAAAAGATTGGCTACCTGGTGGCAATTGGAGCGGGGATGAATACAAGCCGCGCAATCCTACGCGCGATGATAGACACCCCGGTTCTTTCGTCATCAATGCCCGCACCGGTCAGTGGATAGACAATGCCACGAGCGATTCCGGCGGGGATTTGATCAGCCTTTATGCTTATATTAAATTCCTGGATCAGAAGCAGGCGGCGATCGATGTTGCTGGGATGGTGGGGGTCGATTTAAGTGATGATCAATCAAACGGAAATTACCGATCTGGAAACGGTAATTTCCGTACACCCGATGAAAAAAATGAGTCAGCCAAACTTCAGATTGTTAGTAGTTCCCCTGCAGCATTAAGAAAATCTCCCTGGCAACCCATCATGCCGGTGCCTGATGATGCGCCGGTGCCGCCGGTCGCACATTATGCGCGTGGCCGTCCTGATGTTATTTACACCTACCGCAATGAGCTTGGTTTCGTAAATGGTTACGTGTACCGCTTCACGACGTCCGATGGCGGAAAAGAAACGCTGCCGGTGTGTTTTTGCGAAAACCGTGATGATGGAAAACGGGATTGGCGGTGGATGGGGTTTGATGAGCCCAGGCCTCTGTATGGCCTGGATTTGCTCGAAGCCAATCCGGATTTGCCGGTATTGCTGGTCGAGGGCGAGAAATGCACGGACGTCGGTAATGAACTGTTTCTTAGAAAGCTTAAAGAGTTTGTGGTCGTCACTTGGCCGGGCGGTACCAAGGCTGTTGGCAAGGTTCGATTTCTGCCCTTGGTCAATAGAAAAATCTACGCCTGGGCAGATTGTGATGCGCAGCGCAGGAAACTGACCAAGGCGGAGCGTGATGCCGGGGTCGATCCGGATAGTGTTCCATTGTTGCCGGAATCCGATCAGCCCGGTATGCGCGCAATGCGCGAGATCCACAAAATATTGCAGAGCATAAATCCGGATGTGGATTTCCAGTTTGTTGATATCCCGAAACCGGGCGACAAAAAATCCGGCTGGGATTTGGCGGATGCTGTTGCCGAGGGTATGAGTGCTGCTGACCTGGTCAAGTTTGTCAGTAACGTTCGAAAGCCTTCAGTCAAGCACAAACCTGGGGCGGTTAACCGATCCGAGACCGGTTTGCTGCTTGATCGGGATTACAAAATCCGCGTATGCCTGGCCAACATCCATGACGTTCTCCAGAACGATTCCCGATGGGAAGGTGTATTAGGATTCAATGAATTTTCATCGGTTACCAACAAATTAAAACTTCCGCCTTACCGCCAGGCAACGTTGGGTGAATGGTCCATGAATGACGATGTGCAGACGGCCATGTGGCTGACTCGAGAGTATGGTTTTGCTCCTCAACCTCCGCAGGTGGCCGAGGCCGTCGAAGCGCTGGCGCGGGCGAGTGGGTACCATCCGGTGCGATCGTACCTTGGTTCTCTTAAATGGGATGGTGTCGATCGGCTTGATTACTGGATAGCTGATTTCTTAGGGGTTCCACGATCTGCCTACACCATGCGTGTGGCGCGATGGTTTTTGATGGGTATGGTGGCAAGGGTGATGGAGCCTGGGTGCAAGTTTGATTATTGCCTGGTTCTGGAAGGTTCTCAGGGTAGAAGAAAATCGGCGATGTTTAAGGTTCTGGCCGGTGAGTGGTTTGGCGATACCGATCTGGATTTAAATAACAAGGATTCGATGATTGCAATCCAGGGGGTTTGGATTCATGAATTCGCCGAGCTGGATTCACTTGCCCGAGCGGAGGCCACGCGCCAGAAATCATTCTTATCCCGATCTGTAGATCAATATCGCCCTCCTTATGGGCATAGAAATGTCACTAACCCGCGTCAGCTTGTCTTCGGGGGTACCACCAACAGTTGGGCATGGAACAAGGATGAGACCGGCGGGCGCAGGTTCTGGCCGATTGAATGCGCGCATGAAATAGATTGCGACGGATTGGCTGCGGTGCGCGATCAATTGTTTGCGGAGGCTTATTTCCGCTACATGCGCGGTGATCGATACTGGCCAACTTCCGATGAGCAGCGACAGATATTCGATATCGAGCAAATCAAGCGGCACCAAACGGATGGCTATGTGGATATTCTGGATAGCTTTGTGAGGGGTAAGGTTGAGTTATTCCCCATGACCGATGCTGCGGAGTATTTGAAGATCGATCCGGCCAGGTTATCCAGGGACATTCAAACGCGGATAGGCAAGGCTTTGACTTTCCTCGGGTGTGTCCGCAAAGAGAAACGAACGAACAGTATCAGTCGATTTTGGTATCAGCCGCCGGTTACTCCAGGCGGAACTGGGGACAATTCGAGTGATGTTGATGGGGGTGCCGATGGCATTCCATTTTGAAATGTTCCATACCTCGGTTGAGGTATGGAACAAGTATGGAACCCGGAAAGGCGCATGGAGACTTGATCTTCCATACCTTCCATACCTTCCATACCTACCTCCTATACACACGTGGGCGCGTGTGTGCGTACGCGCGCGTATGCGTATGTGTATTTATTAATTTCAGTATGGAAGGTATGGAAGTATGGAAGAGTGGCTTAAATACTGGGTTACAGCTTTCCATACCTGTTCCATACCTCAATATAGGTATGGAAGGTGGATTTTATGGATAAGGATGAGGTGCGGCGTTTATTCCCGAGCTGTGTTGAGTTTGCAGGCCATGTGCGCGATGTATTCGGGCCTGGGGTTAAGCTGACTTATGCGGAGGAAGGCGGGCGGTCTATCGGGAAGAAGTCTGAATGTGATCCGGATGTGGCTGTGAGCTTGAGTGAGATCGTACTGGATTCAAGGCCGATGGGTGAAATTATCGCTGATCGTGATCTGGCCAAGGGTAAGCGTTATGCGAAGTAATGCGGTACCACATTATTTCTATGGCGATCCGGCGGATGTGGTGGAGCGGTTGGAGATGGATGATCTTGGGTGCCGGGCGTGTTTGTCGCATCGAATAGTATTTGATCGGTTGGTGTGCGGTGATGTCAGGAATGATCGTCAGGTTGGCGTACCGAGAGCAGGGCATCGGTGCAAGTGGTTTCGTGATCAATAGTGGAGATAATGATGGATAAAGATAATTTGTACACGTTTGATAAGGGTACGGTTTCGTCACGGTTGATTAGATGGGGTGAATGGAAGATGAGAAGTGGTGTTGCACTTGGTTATCCGTCTATTGCAGCGTTTGTTGGGTTAAGTCCTAGTAGTCCTGGGGATTGGTGTGGTCAGGCGATTGATTCTGAGTGTGTTCAGACTAACCAGGCTGTTGAAGCATTGCCTTATGTTTTGCTTATCGTTGTTCGAGTGGAATATATTTCAGGATATAAAGATTCTGCGGTAAAAGCCCATGCGTGCGGTATTTCAAAGCGTTCTTACTATAATTATTTAGATCACGCTCGTGAACTAGTGGCAAATAATTTGAATTTAAATTTGCACATGGTGCACAAAAATGATATAAATCTGCTAAGTTGTTTAGAAGTACGTTCAGCATAACCGCACAAACATAGTTTATCCAAAAGCCAGCCATTACGAGCTGGCTTTTTTTATGCCTAAACCACGTAAATATGATGATAGAAAATCATCGTCTCAGCGTGGTTATGGATATAAGTGGCAGAAGGCCAGAGAAGGATATTTAAAAAATCATCCATTGTGTGTTGATCATGAAGCGCGCGGCCAAGTCGTCGCTGCCACAGTAGTTGATCATATTGTTCCGCATCGCGGCGATATGACTTTATTTTGGGATAAATCCAACTGGCAATCACTCTGCAGTCATTGCCACGATAGTCATAAACAGAGACTTGAGAAATCAGGAATTGATACTGGTTGCGATACTGGTGGAATCCCTTTAGACAAGAATCATCATTGGAATAATTGACCGGGGGCGGGTCAAATCTCTACATCTTTTTGCTTATAGACCGTTCGCCTAAATTCGTGTGCAAAAAATTCAATTAAAGGTAGGGGGGGTTAAAAGTTAACCTGCCGTTTTACAACATATATGAAACCTGGACCAATACCAAAAAAGAATAATGTAACCGAGCTCAAAACAGCTGGTGACAATAAACCAAAATACTTGGCCCCGGAATGTCCGGCACATGTGATCGGTGCGGCGCGAGAGGAATGGGATCGAATCATTGCCTTGCTGGAAAAATACAAACTTATCACCGACATTGACACGGCAGCGCTTGCACTTTACTGCGTATCATATGGCCGGTGGCAAGAAGCCGAGAAAAAAATCAAAGAAATTAAAGTCGATGGCGGCGATGGATTGATTGTTAAATCTCCAAATGGGTATCCAATTCAAAACCCATACTTAGCCATTGCTAATCGAGCAATGGAAGATTGCTATAAATATTTACAACAATTTGGATTGTCACCGGCGGCACGTTCTCGCGTGACGCCTGGATTGCAAGGTGATTTATTCGCATCTGATGAACCCGGTAAAAATTACCTCACGTGATCCGGTAACCACATATGCTCGGAAGGTAGTCCAAGGAAAAATAATTGCAGGTCCGCCCGTACGAGCTGCGTGTCAAAGACATCTTAACGATTTGGAAAAAGCCACTGACCGTGGCTTTTTTTTCGACCTTGAAAAAGTTGATCGAGTAATTGGATTTTTTCGAGATGTACTCAGGCTCAATGGTGGCGAGTATGAAGGCAAACCTTACGAACTTCTGGATTGGCAAAAATTTGTAGTAGGAAGCATCTTTGGATGGGTTGATGCTGAGGGACTTAGAAGATTCAGAATTGTCTATATTGAGACCGCCAAAGGAAGTGGCAAGTCTCCTATGGAAGCGGGCATAGGGTTGTATGGATTGGTTGCAGATGGAGAAATGAGATCGGAGGTATACGCCGCTGCAACAAAGAAAGATCAGGCGATGGTACTGTTTCGCGATGCTGTTGCGATGGTGGATCAATCTCCGATTCTATCAAAGGCGTTAAAGAAAACCGGGCGTCACGACAAGACATGGAATTTATCATATTTAAAGAACGGTAGCTTTTTTCGCACAATATCCTCCGACGATGCGCAATCAGGACCGAGACCACATATCGGCCTTATTGATGAGGTGCATGAACATAAAACTGCGCACGTCATAGATATGATGAAAGCGGGATTCAAGTTTCGCACACAGCCGCTGATCGCAATGATTACGAATAGCGGGTCAGATAAAAAAACGCCATGCGGGGTTTACCACGACTATTCAATTAAAGTCGTGACTGGGGCACGAAATGACGATCAGTTATTCGCATATGTGTGCGCACTTGATGAGAATGATGATCCATTCAAGGATAAGAAATGCTGGCATAAAGTCAATCCAAGCTTGCGTTACGGTTTGCCGACTAAGAAATATCTTAATGGGCAAGTCAGAGATGCGATAGGTATGCCCAGCCAGGAGGCGGTGGTAAGGCGTATAAATTTTTGTCAATGGACAGAGGCATCCAATCCATGGATATCGTATGAGATTTGGAATGGTGCTCGTAGGGTATATGACTGGAAAGACTTGCGGGGCAGGCGTGCCTATGGGGGACTTGATCTTTCATCTACCACTGACTTAACCGGATTTGTTTTATGGGTAGAGCCACTAGAGGAAGATGAACCATGGCAATTAATTTCATTTGCATGGCTTCCCGAAGAAGGACTTGGCAACAAAGAAGAAAAAGATAAAGTTCCTTATTTTTCTTGGAAAACTGCAGGATTTTTGGAAACGACTCCAGGACGTGCGATCAGCAAGCGACACGTCCTGCAAAAAATTGTCGAATTGCAGGATTGTTTTGAAATTCAATGCATCGCATATGATCGGTGGCGTATGGAGGATTTGATTCAACTGGCGTCAGATGACGGTTATCAATTGCCTGAATTGATTCCTTTTGGCCAAGGGTACAAAGAGATGAGCCCGGCTATCGAGTTATTTGAGACTGCATTGCTAAATAGCAATGTCATTCATAACGGACACCCGGTAATGACCATGTGCGCGGCTAACGCAGTAACGGTTGAGGATGAAGCAGGTAACAGAAAGCTTAGCAAATTAAAAGCTACTGGCAGAATCGATTTGATCGTTGCTGCAGTAATGGGTGCGGGTGTTGCATTGAGCAACAAAACATCTGAATCAGCGGAACCCGGAATATGTGTTCTATAAGGCGCGAATGAGTTTCTCAATTTCATCACTGATACCGTGGGGTAAAAAGAGTGCTACCACCTCTCGTGATCTATACAAAGAATTATTAGATCGAGTTACCTCCAAGAGTGGTGTATCAGTAAATTGGAAAACCGCCTTGCATGTCAGCACGGTATTTGCATGCGCGCGAGTCATTGCCGAAGGCTTGGCGCAGGTTCCATTCAAGTTATACAAGAAACGATCGAGCGGACGTGGATCGGATATTGCTGACGATCATTCATTATATGAATTACTTTATCTAAGGCCAAATGAGTGGCAAACATCATTTGAACTTAGAGAGCAAATCGGTCTTCATCTGGCGATCCATTTCAATGCCTATGTATATAAAGTTCGAGGGCTGCGCGGAGAAATAGTAGAGCTATTGCCATTTACTCCGGAAAGCGTGCGGATTGTCAGGGATGGTTGGGATCGGCGCTTTGAAGTTTACGACGGCAAAGGAGGATTAATTAAGGTTTCCTCCGAGAACATGTGGCACATCCGCGGACCATCCTGGGATGGGGTGATCGGTATGGAAGCGGTAAAACTGGCGCGCGAAGCTATCGGTTTATCACTGGCGGCCGAAGAACATGGTGCAAGGATGTTTAGCAATGGCGCTCGTACCGGCGGCATACTCTCAACCGACTCAACCCTAAAGAAGGAAACGGTTGATGATTTAAGAGAAGCTTGGCAATCCATGCAGGGCGGAAATCAAAACGCATATAAAACCGCAATATTACACGGCGGCCTTAAGTGGCAATCGTTGGCGATGACCGGTGTGGATGGTCAGCATTTGGAGCAAAGAAGATTTCAAGTTGAAGAAATCTGCAGAAGCGCGCGGGTGATGCCAATAATGATCGGCCACTCGGATAAGGCGGCCACATACGCTTCAGCCGAAGCAATGTTTGGGGCGCATGTTAAATACACGCTTCTATCCTGGTATGCGCGGGTTAGTCAGTCCGCCTCAGTAAACTTACTGACCGAGTCGGAAAGAAAAGAAGGTTATTACCCAAAGTTTGTGGTTAATGCTCTGATGCAGGGAGCCACCAAAGACCGCGCTGATTACTATACCAAAATGTGCAGCATAGGCGCGATGAATCCAAACGAAGTCAGGGATTTGGAAGAAATGAATCCTTATGACGGCGGAGACGAATACCGGGTAGCTATGAACACAGAAAAACCCGGAGATGGGACTTCGCAGGAAGATTCCGACAATTCAAACAAACAAGGAAATGACAATGGCGATACAGCATCTTAACTGCAGCTTGATGGAGTTGAAATTCTCCGATGGCACCGGAGAGGATCAGGTCGATAGCAAAGAGATGAAATTTTCCGGATACGGCGCTGTGTTCGGCAATGTTGATAGCTATGGTGACGCGATACAGAAGGGCGCTTTCCGGGAGACATTAAAAGAAATTAAGAAAACAGGCATATGGCCATCATTGTTGCTTCAACATGGTGGTTGGTCTGGTACTGCGGAAGATATGACTCCGATCGGAATCATCAGTGATATGAGTGAAGATGATACCGGATTGAAAATGGATGCAATCCTGGCAGATGTCGAACGCGGTCGTGATGCCTATACGTTGATGAAGATGACGCCTCGACCGGCAATAAGCGGATTATCGATTGGTTATATTCCTATTGAGTGGAAGCGCAATGATAATCCGTCTCAAGGTGAAGCTTATCGAACATTAACAAAGATTAAATTGATGGAAGTGTCTTTGGTGACGTTTCCAGCAAACACGGAAGCTCGCGTGTTATCGGTTAAAAGCGGGCTGAATATCAAAGTAGCCGAGCGCGCCCTGCGTGATGCCGGGTTCTCTCGCAGTGAGTCAAAAGCAATTCTAGCTCACGGATTCAAATCCTTAGATCAGTGCGACGCTGAGGTAATGGATGAACTGGCGGCACATTTAAAACGAAATATCGCAATTTTTTCCAATTAATAACCTCAAGGAAAATTAATGAAATCTCTATTCAAATCCAGATTATCGACAATTGTATTTGTCGTGATTGTTATGTTTATCTTGACAGCCTGTGACGTCGTTACCGCTGCAGATATTCTTTCCCCTGAAGCGCTAGGGGCTGCAGCATTACTTCCATTCCTGATGGGTGATACGGCGAATATGGGCGAGATCACTGATCTGCTAAAGAAACAGGGTGATGCATGGGAACAATATAAATCCGCGAATGATGCAAGGTTGAAGGCCATTGAAGAAAAAGGTTATGCGCCAGCCGATACCGTAGAAAAGGTTGCGAAGATTGATTCCGACTTAACGCAACTCAGCAGAGACATTCAGGAAGTAGCCAAGAAGGCCAATCGTCCGCAAACCATTGACACTAAAGGTTTGACTCCGGAGCAACTAGAATACAAAGTTGCGCTGCAAAAGTTCTTGCGTAAAGGTGGCGACGCGAATCATCTATCCGAATTGGAGAAGAAAGCATTCCAACGCGGATCCGATGTTGATGGCGGGTTACTGATTCACTCTGAAATGGAAGCCAGTATTGATCGGGTAGCAGGCACAGTCGCTGCGTTAAGGAATATTGCCGATGTGCGTACCATTGGCGCGATGGGATTAAAGTCTCGTGTCAAAACCAGCGGAACATCGGCACGTTGGGTTGGGGAAGGTGAAGCGGGCGGCGAAACTACCAATGCAAAATATGCTGCAATTGAAATTCTAGCCGAAGAAATGGAAATCGAGCCTTGGGCTTACAACGAATCCCTGGAAGATGCTGACTTTGATATTGAGTCTGACATCGTAGAAGAAGCAGGCATAGGGTTCGGAGAAGCAGAAGCCGATGCATTTATTAATGGTACAGGGGTAAAAAAACCGCGGGGTATTTTAAAATATCCGATGGTTGCAAATGCATCCTACGCCTGGGGTAAGGTTGGCTATGTTCCGTCTGGTGGAGCTGGCGGGTTTGCAGCATCCAATCCAGGCGACAAGATAATTGACTTTATTCATTCATTGAAATCGATCTATCGCACAGATGCGCAATTGCTAATGTCTGATACCAGCCTGGCAAAAGTGCGTCAGATCAAAGATGGAACTGGACATTTTTATTTGTTTCAGCTTGATCCGACAGGACAATTCGCCGGCCTAGTATTAGGCGCGCCGGTGGTGATCGATGACAACATGCCTGTGATTGAAGCCAATTCTTACTCAATCGCATATGCCAACTTCAAACGCGCTTACCGTATTGTAGATCGTAAAGGTATTACTTTGATTCGTGACAACCTTACCACTAAGGGAACCACTAAATTCAATTTCCGCAAGCGTGTTGGTGGCGGCATCAAAAACTTTGAGGCTATCAAATTAATGAAATTCGCCGAAAGCTAAAAGTTTGATTTGTAGATTGTAGATATCCATAAAACCCGCTTCGGCGGGTTTCTTATTTAGGAGACACATAATGCGTGATGGACATAACAATATTGATGTAAAGCGCGTGATCAGCCCGGTATCCGTGGCAGACACAACTGCGCAAGTAGGCCAAATAATCGACCGTCAGGGATTCGATACCTTGGAATATGTGATTGCCACCGGATCGATCGGCGATGCCGATGCAACATTTACTGTGTTATTAGAAGAAAGTGATGACTCCGGAATGTCCGGAGCTAATGCGGTAGATGATAAATACTTGCTAGGAACCGAAGTCTTGGCAGCGTTCCAGTTCGATGACGACAATGAATGCCGCAAGCTTGGTTACATAGGAAACAAACGCTATACGCGGTTGACCATTACCCCTGTCGCCAATGCAAGCGCAGCGTTGTTGTCTGCTGTTGCCATCCTGGGCAACCCGGCCAACATGCCTACACCTAACCCGCCTGTTTAATTCGTCTGGCTGTTCATGGCAGCAATGGCTGCCATGAACGGATCATAAGATTATTCTAATTTTACTTTAGGTGATGAAATGAAAATAACGGTGAATGGCAGTAAACACGAGCTTGGCAAAGCGCTTGATCGTACATCATGCAAATTAGGACGGGAAAAGATTGCTGAGATGGCGGGTATTGATCCGACTAAAGTTGAATCAATAACGTTCAAGCATAAAAATGGTGAAAGTGGAGAATTGGTTTCTGGGCATAAAATCATTGCTTTCGAAAATTCTTCGTTTACCGCCATGGGCCCAAAACCTGCTGATGCTGCACAACAAAACCAAGATGACAAGTAAAAAAGAGAAAACAGGCACGATGCAACGCGCCCGTGTTTTGGGTGGGTTTACTCTTGACGGTGTGCTTTTTGAATCGGATAACATTATCGAGGCGGATCCGAATGTGATTAAAAATTTAGGATCATCCGTTGATTCAAGCCAATCTGCTGTGGATTATTGCCTTTCGTTGAAAAATCCTGTGATTAAAAAGCATCTCACAAAATAATCTCTCATGCCAGAAAAACTGATCACCGCGCCGGCATTGGAGCCTATAACACTTGCCCAGGTCAAAGCTCATCTGCGGTGGACTAGCAATGCTGAGGATGAGCTTATTCAATCTTTAATTAAAGCGGCGAGAAATCTATGTGAAGAGGAAACAGGGCGGGCGCTGTTGCCGCAGACCTGGGAATTATCCTTGGATTGTTTTATGAATGAAATGCGCCTGCAGCGTGTTCCGGTCGCAAGTATCACCAGTGTTAAATTTACTGATTGGGAAGGGGCTGAGCAAACGTTGGCCAGCACAGAGTATGTCTTGGATAACGCCAGCAATTCAATCGCACGTGTAGTAATCGCGCCAAATAAATCCTGGCCGCAATTATACAACGGGATCAACAATGTTCGTGTCCGCTATGTAGCCGGATATGCCAATGCAGATGCCGTACCCGAGGCACTTAAGCAATGGATGAAATTGCAAATCAGCCACTGGTTCCGGAATCGTGAATCTGTGAATGTCGGAAACATCGTAAGCAAAATGGATTTTGTTGACAACCTGCTGAATGCTTACCGAATTTATAACTTATAACCATGCCGGTACCGGGCGCAGGCCAACTGAATAAACAAATTACCATCCAGCAACTTAGCCAGACTAAGGATGCCGAGGGTGGGATGGTAGATACATGGACCGATTTTGCGGCAAATATCTGGGCGAAGGTCAACAACCTATCCGGCAATGAGCGCTCAACCACCCAGCAAGGTGGTCGGACATTGGAATCGCGTACTGAATTTACCATGTACTTCCTCGAAGGCGTGACCAATCAAATGAGAATCGTATTTAACGGTAAGCATTACAACATCCGGCACGTGAATAATTTCATGGAAGCCAATGAGTATTTGATTATTACCTGTGATACCGGGGGGAATCATGGCCGGTAATGCCGAGATTTTAGGCATTGGTGAATTGACAAAGCAATTCCAGAAACTGAATGTTGAGATGAGGCTTAAGACATCGCGCAGGATGGTTGCCGCAGCGGGCGGGGTGTTGCGCAAAGAAGCGCGGTCAATTGCCCAAGGTTATGGACTTAAAAAATCAGGGGCGCTCCTCCGGAACATTGCTATTAAGCGGGAGCGGAATGCGCCGTCAGGCACGGAGCAATATAACCTAGGCGTTCGTCACGGGCGCGACCTTGGCAATGGAAAGAAGATCATTAAATACCTGGAAGTTGGCAAGAGTGGAAGAGTGGTTACGCGCCGGGAGAATGATCCGTTTTATTGGAAATTTCTTGAGTTTGATACCAAGCGCAGAAGTGCAACGCCATTCATCCAGAATGCACTGACGAATAAAAGTTCGGAAGCCATCGCCGCAATGGAAGATCGTCTAGTCAAAGACCTGGCTAAATACAACAACCCATGACCATAGGAACCACAGTCACCACAGCATTGGCTGCTGTGCTGGCTAACTCCTGGGCGGTCGAATTACCGCCGGAGCCAACCTTTCCGGCCATCGTGTTTGAAATTGACAGCACACCGGAATCAGATTGGGTGCTAGGTGGTGGATACACGCAGCATGTAATAACGGTAGTTACATTCGCCTATACCAAAGCTGAGCTCTCAACTTATAAAGCGGCAATTCAAGCAGCAATGGAAGCCATCACCGGTTTCATCACTGAGGAAGAAAGTGGCGATGCATCTTTCGAAGAGCTTCCGGGCGTGTATGCCTATTTCCAAAATTTTAGAATCCGAACGACTACTTAAGGAGCAAACATGGCAAAGCTAATGCGCAATGTGGTTTTAGCGGTGAAAGAAGAAACCACGAACGGCGTTGATATCGTACCAACATCAGCAGCCAATTCCATACTCGCCAAAGTATCTGACGTGCAGCCGGTGGTGGCAGAGTTTGCGGAGAGGGATAACGTAAAACCATACCTCGGTTCTTCAGGCAGCGTGCAGGTTTCTGCCCATTCCGAGCTGACCGTTGAATTTGAATTGGCCGGAGCATCAGCAGCAGGGGTCGTGCCAGGCTGGGCTGCGTTGCTGAAAGCCTGCGGGTTTGGTGAAACCATCGTGGCAGATACCAGCGTTACTTATGAGCCGATATCTACCGCTTTCAAATCAGTATCCATTTACTACTTCCTGGATGGTCTGCTGCATAAAATGATCGGCTGCATGGGGACGGCGACATTTACGCTTAACTCGCGCGGCATACCGATGGTGAGTATCAAGCTGACCGGCCTATATTCAAACACAACGGATACCGCGCTACCGACTGATTCCGATTACTCGGCATTCCTGGCTCCGCAAGCTGTGAATAAGGTAAACACTACCGCTTTCACTTTGCATGGAGCCACTAACCCATTCGATCAATTCTCTTTGGATTTAGGCAATACCGTTGTGTATCGCAACATGCCAACCCTGGAAGAAGTTCTGATCACCGATCGGCGTGTTACCGGAAGCATATCAATACCTATGACATCCGTAGCAACTAAGGCATGGCATAACATCGTGCGAGACGGAACCCTTGCGGCCATATCAATGACGCATGGCAGTGGTGCTGGCAAAACCTTCACAATCTCAGCGCCAAAAGTGCAGCTGACGAATCCTCAATACCAGGATAAAGATGGTGTGGTAATGCTGGGTCTGGCTCTGCAATTACTCCCGGATACCGGCAATGACGAATTGTCGATCGCATTGACATAATTTTAAAGGACTGTCATGGCATTCAAAATAACCAAGAAACCAACCTTCACCGCACAAGTTGATGTCTACACTCCGAACGAAAAGTGCGGGCATGACCATTCAAAATTCAAAGCGATTTTCCTGCGTACCGACGTTGGCGAACTGGATGAGCTGCGCAAATTGCCGCAGCAGGATTTGATGCGCAAAAAATTGTCCGGATGGGAGGAATTCCTTGCTGACGATAATCAGCCGGTTGAATTTAACGATGACAACCTGGAAGCGCTGATTCGTATCCCGGAAGCCTTGCATGGCTTATCAATAGCATTTTGGAATTCAGTCGTTAAGGCGCGCGAAAAAAACTAGAAGCGGTTGCCCGCTATTGGGCGGGTGACCGTCAAGATAATCCAAGCATCGATCAGAATGTTATCGATGGCCTGGTTGCGGCAAATGCGCCGCAAGCAGTTATTGATGCAGCTGTGCGCAATTATAGCGGGCAGGATTCAGACGACTGCGAAGTTTGGCAGGAAAACTGGGAGTCCGTCCTGCTGTTTTTGGCAATGGGTACGCAGTGGAACATCAGCCCGGTCGGTCACCCTCTCGGTATCAATTATGGTTCGCTTGAATCCACTATGAAAATGTCCGCTGTCAAAAAGAAAAAACGCGCATCGCTGTTTATGGATGTGCGCGTGATGGAATCAGCGGCGCTGGATGTTTTTCGGGAGAAACAATAATGTCTGCATTGGGTAGCCTGGTTGTCAAATTGGCATTAGAGCATGCCGAATATACGCAAGGTTTGGATAAATCCAGCCAGGAAGCTCTCAAATTTGCAAAGAATGCACAGCGCAGTTTTGATGAAGCGAGTTCGTCTGTAAAAGGATTTATGAAAGGAGCTGTGGCGCAAGCCGCTGCAGCAGTAGGTGCTCTGGTTGCTGTCAATGAGTCATTCACTCGATCGCTTGAGTTCAGCAAGTCAATTGCACAAATATCAACGCAGATCGACGGATCAATTGATGATCTGAATAGGCTGGAAGCCGCGGCGAAAAGTATGTCCGTTCAGTTCGGGACATTACCTGTCGATCAATCCAAAGCATTTTATGAAATTATTTCTTCCGGCACGTCCGATGTAACCCAGGCGACAGAATTACTCTCTGCCGCAAACAAGCTGGCCATCGGCGGCATAACCGATCTAGCGACGTCAGTCGATGGCCTGACGAATATCATGAATAGCTACACCGGCAAGGTAGAAGGGGTGGACGCCGTGTCGGACGCGCTATTTGTTGGTATGAAAGCTGGAAAAGCGAACATGGAGGAATTATCTTCCAGCCTTGGCAAGGTAACGCCAATCGCGGCGGCACTGAATGTCAGTTTTGATGAGTTAGTTGCAACTGTGGCGGCGTTGTCATTGCAAGGTATATCGACCAAAGAAAGCATTACAGGAGTTCGCGCAATACTGGCATCAGTTGCAAAGCCTACGAAGGAAGCTAGAGACCTGTCAGAGAGCCTAGGATTAGAATTTAATGCTGCTGGTTTGCAGGCTAAAGGATTCGCAAGTTTTCTGGATGATGTCAGTCAGAAAACAAATGGCAACGTTGACAAACTTGCACTATTGTTTGGCGGCGTAGAAGCTTTGATTCCCATAATGGCTTTATCAGGCCAGGCGGGTAAAGATTTTGCGCAGATCATGGGAGACATGGGTAATAAGGCAGGGTCGACGCAGGAGGCATTTGAAAAAATGGCTGCCAGCCCAGGATTCAAAATCGATCAACTAATGGCATCCATAAATAATATTGCCATAACACTAGGCGATACATTGGCAGGAATTCTTGCGCCTGCTGCTGAAAAGGCATCAATAGCGATCAATTCTATTTTTGGTATCAGCAAGAATCTATCCGCGATAGAACAGCAAAAACAAAAATTGACAGATCTGCAATCTCAATTTGATGCGATGAATAATCGCAAGCACCTGCCTTTTTTCCTTGATACGTTCTTATTCGATAAAAAACAAGCTGATCTGCTGGAGCAGCAAATCGAGGATGGAATTGCAGACCTCTCGGCACTTGAAAAAGCAGCCTTATCAAGCAATAAGGAATTGAAAGAGAACCCTTTCATTCCAGGTATAGACACGAAACCATTGAGCTCGGCAGCCGCAATCAATAAACCGATTGATGCCGTAACCAGATCGGTTGAAAAGCAAACCAAAGCATTCGACCTGGAAGTAGTAAAACTCAAACAATACGAATCCGAAGCAAAGCGCGCGCGTGACATCACCGACAGCGTAGCCACCAAGCAAGAGCGTTACAACCAAACACTGGAAGAACTTGAACGGCTCAAACCCTACCTGAGCGTAGAAGCCTACACTCGAGCACTTGATAGAGCGCAGCGGGAATTGCAGGACGTTGGCGCGGTCAACCGGCAAGTCGCCACCGAGATGGATCAGTTATGGATCCAGGCCGGTCGGAATATTCAATCGACATTTGCCAATAGTATTTTTGACTTTTTTAATGATGGCGTGGATGGAATGTGGCGCAACGCTAAGTCAGCAGTTGGCCGCATACTCTCAGAATTTGCAGCATTAAAATTTTCTCAAAGCATTGGCCTGAGTGCAATGTTTGCGGTACCAGGTGCGGCGAGTGCAAGCGGAAATATCGGCGATACCGGTGCCAGCATGTTTGATATTGCCAGTCTCAGTGCAAATGCTGCGACACTATTCAAAACAGGATTTGGTGCAACTGGATTATTGGGTTCGGCAATTAGTGGTGCTGGCAGTCTGTTTAACTCGGGATCAATCGCGGCATTTGGCGGCGGATTTGCAGGGGATGCAATTGGCGGATTAGCTGCCGGTGGATTCACGTCAGGTGCAGCCAGTGCTGCAAATCTGGGGACTTCGGTTGCAGCCTTTGCTGGCCCCGCAATTGTTGTGGCTGCCGTTGATCAAATCACCCGCCTGCTGGCAGGTGACAAAATGCTGGGTGGCGTGGCCGGCAAGATCCTGAATTATGTTCCTGTCATCGGACCATTAATAAATGGCCTATTTGGCCGCGGCCCGCTCAAACAAAAATCAACATCGCTTACCGGTACCATTGGTGCGGAAGGTTTTGAGAGCGGATTCCTGCAAACTAATTTCGTGGCCAAGGGTGGTTTATTCCGCAGCGACAAGAATGATTTTGCCAGAATCGATGCGGTTACCGGCGCAATTGAAACGGATAATCGCAAGCTCAATGAATTTGCTTCCGGCCTGGCCAGAGTTTCAAAAGATGTTATCGGCCTGATCAGCGATACCACCACGCAGACTTCCGAGGGATTGCGTAAGATCGGGGCTGATCTGGGTTTGAGTGTCGATGGTATTAATAACTTCAGCCACACCATCGAGCTTGTATCAGAGAAAGGAAAAATGCTGTCCGATGAGCAAATATCGGAAGAGATCGCCCGCATCACCGATAGCCTTGCCCGTGGCCTGTTACCGGAAGTGGATAACTTTGCTAAGCGTGGAGAGACGGCAATTCAAACGGTTAATCGCCTGGGTGTCGAATTTTCCGCATTGACTGAATCCGCCAAGAATCTGGGTGCATCATCGCAGTTTGCGCGCGAACTTATCAAGAACATGTCGATTGAATCAAGAACGGCATTTATCGACCTGGCTGGCGGGCCGGAACGATTGGCCAGTCTGACATCATCTTTCTCAAGAAACTTTCTCACCGATGCAGAGCGGTTGGCGATTGTCCGTGATGATATCAAAACTCAGTTAACCGGCTTAGGGTTGGCGGCCGATCTGACCAACGATCAGTACAAGGCATTGATTCAAACGGTCAGCCTTTCCGATGATACGCGGATTAAGCTGTTGGGTTTGGGTGATGCGCTGTTTGCAGTGAACAGTGCAGCCGATGCCGCAGCCAATACCATCAAACAAAATGCCGACGCTGCTTTAAATAGTGCGTTTGTTGATTTGCAAAAATCGGTCGATGCGGAAAGAAAACGCGCGACTGATCAATACAATGTCGCGCTTGAACAAGTCAATTCCCGTATCCAGCAGGTTTCCGATTCCATCGGGAAGCTTAAGAATTTATCCGGAGCACTGGCAAATACGGTTGATGCTCTGCGGCCGATCAGCCGGGATGAAGCCAAGTTCCAGATATTGAGCGCAATCAATACCGCCAAAGCGGGCGGTGGATTGCCGGAAGTGGAAGATATCAACAAAGCTTTAAGTGCATTGCAATCAAACAATATCACCGGCGCACGCAGCAGTTTTGAGCTGGCACGGGAACAGGCTAAGACGGCCAATCTGGTTCAAGAGCTGGGCGATCTCACGGATTCTCAATTGACCATTGAAGAGCGCAGCCTCAAGCAATTGGAAGATCAGCAAAGAACCTTGCAGGAAGGGTTCCAGAATGAGATGGATAGGCTGGATTCATTGGTTGAACAAGCGCAACTAGAAATCAATTCAATCAATGGCTTGAATACTTCCATTATTGATCTGACCAAAGCGATCGCAAATTTCAATCTGGCATCGAGCCAGGGTGGTGGTGGCGTAATTGGTGGCGGAGAAATTTCCGGCAATCCGAATATTTCGAATCAGGCCATCATCGATTACTTCAAAGTCCCGCACACACCTGAAGAAATTGCAAGAGATGCTGCTGCAAATGGAGTGACATCTCAGCAGATCATTAATACAGGCAGATTCACCCAGGCCGAAGTTGATAAGTTCTTTCGTGACAACCCGCGAATTCCTCGATTCGCCGATGGTGGATTCCACCGGGGTGGATTGCGCATTGTCGGCGAGCGTGGGCCGGAACTGGAAAGAACAGGGCCGAGCCACATTACCAGCAATAGCGACTTAAAGAAAACGATTGGCAATGATGAGGTAGTCGCTTCGGTTAAAAAACTGATTAAGAAGCTCGATCAAGTGATTCAAGATGGTGATTCAATTCGGGTTAAGACAGTAGCATGAAAGCATTCCTGCCGCACGTAATTACGGATTCAAAGCTGATCAGCAGCACGATTGCTGAGCCTGATACATCCGAACCCGAATACAGCGCTGAAGTTACTTATGCGGAATTTGACCAAGTCAGTGTGATCGATGTCGACACGCACCTGGTTTATGAATCTTTGGTATCCGGCAATATCGGCAATCCGGTGACCGATGAAACCAAGTGGATATTGAAAGGCAATACGAACCGTTGGCGCATGTTCGATTATAACCAGGGCAATCCAAGCGTGGGCACTTCGCCGATGACTGTTGTATTGCGCCCGGGCAAAAGAATCGACGCTATCATGTTCGATGGTCTGAAGGCTTCGCTTCTTGATCTGACTGTAAAAAATGGAATTGATGGGGCCACAGTATTTACACTGGATGGATATCTGAGATCGCGCAATGTCAATTCGTTCTATGAGTATTTCTTCGCGCCATTCACATATACGAAAGCCGTTGCAAACTTTCATATCCCGCCGGCTGCTGATCCGGTCATCTATTTGACGCTATCAGATCCATCCGGATTTGTTGAATTAGGCAGGCTGGCCATTGGATCATCAATCGATATCGGAGCTATACAGTGGAATCCTATTGATGATTCAGATAACTATTCAAAGATTGACTGGGGCGAATTTGGTAAGGCGACGCTCACTCCGATACCCAGCATACCAACCAACGAATTAAAGATTTTAGTTAAGAAAAACAGATTGAATGCTGTTCGGCAATTCAGAGAGCTGGCCAATGCTAAAGCTATTGTATGGTCCGGTATGGACGATATCGAGCATTCATATCAAGAGGCACTGATTCTATTTGGTGTTTACAGAAATTTCCAGATCGACATCAGCAACCCAGCAGAAGCAGAAATTAATTTATCCCTCAAGGGCATATAAAATGAGCACAGTAATACCATTATTTTCAACACCGCTACCAAATACTTTGAGTCAAACCGCAGAAGAATTTGAGCAAAGTGCGAATACGTTGGTGAGTGAGCTTAATCCGATTTTTGCCGCGGTTAATTCTGCCGTGTCAGAAATGAATCAACTGGCCCTCAATGCGGAATCTGCAGCTGGTGAATTAGCGAATGCGGTGTGGGTATCTGGTACCACGTATACGGCCGGCCAGGTCAGATATAGCCCGATTGATTTTTTCAGTTATCGCAGAAAAACCAACGGCGCTGGCTCGACCGATCCGAGTCTCGATCCTACGAACTGGGCATTGCAAACCCGCACCACATACGGCGGATCAGACACCACTAGCAGCGCAGTGGATATCACCCTGACATCATCCAGCGGCCGGTTGCAAGTTGTGAGCATGACCGCCTCGGGTAAGAAGGTAACTTTACCAGCCGCAAACTCTCTGCAGAAAGGTGCCAATCTTTATGTGATCAAAAATGCAGGGGCTTACCGGTTTTGTGTGCGCAAGAACGGCGGCATATTTATTTGCTATGTGAATCCGGGGCAAGTTGTAGCCTTCAGCTGTGCTGATATTTCAACGGCCGCAGGGGTATGGGTGGCCAGTGGCAATAATATCGAAGCCATTTATAGCGGGAACACGCCGGAAGTGTTGAATTCGGTAGATTCACGTTTCATATCCGTTGCGATGTTGTCACCAACCAAAGCAATCTGCGCGTACAAGAATCTTGCAACAGGCTTCATGGAAGCGGTGGTGTTAAATTATGGCTCGGCATCCGGCACGCCGCTGGAAATATCCGCCGAAGCGGTTAAGAATATCAGCATCGCAGCATTGTCTGGCACGAAAGCCGTTGTGGTATACCAGGCGAATGCGGGCAGCACGAACATCAAAGGCTATGTGCTGGATATCTCCGGCAACACCATTACGCCTGGGACGGTTAAAACAATCGTAACCGCAGCCGGAACCACAGGTGCTAATGGCACATCATTGACCGCACTGTCATCAACCAAGCTGTTGCTTGCTTACATGTATTCAGGTGCGTCCACCATCAAAGAGCGCGTGCTCGATGTGTCCGGCACCACGATCACGGAGAATTCTGAAGTGACCGCTGATGCATCATCGTTTTCAACCGTACTTACGCCATATTTGATGGCTGAAATGATCAGCGCAACCAAGGGGCTGGTAGCGTTTATCGGCTCATCGTCGCAGATGACATTGCGATTGCAATCTATAACAGGATCAACACCGGAACCGACTGGTTCTGTGCTATCTATTACAGGTGCCAGCACAGCGCAGCTTGCAGTCACGTTCGGGCTGGTCATTTTGAATTCAAATAGAGCGCTGGTAATCCGCGGCTATGACCGAACTTATGGCGACATCACGGCATTTGTGATTGATATCTCGGGTACCACGCCGGTGCTGGTTACCGCAAAAAATATACCGGCTGATCTGAATGCAGCGGGCGTAAATATTTATGCTGCCAAACTGGACGCAAACCGTGCGTACATGACATGGACCGGAGGCTATGGCAAAGGCTCTGATTCTTGCGTGCTAACCTTGACCGGCGATGACCGAATTCTAATAGATAAGACATCGGAATTGATTGATCCGGGAATCACTGATGCATCCTGGTATATGGCTTGTGAGGCTCTTGATTCATCACATGTCATGCAAGTTACCCGAAATGCTTCGACTTTCCTGAGCGCCAAGACCATAGAGATCGGATAGATAACTAAATATTAAAGCAGCAAACCGCAAGCCGCCATCGAGCGGCTTTTTTATTTTGTAAATCACAGGGGTAATCAATGGCCACACTATTAGAGAACGTCATCAAGAAAGTTTTGAGTGAGAATTTTATTCGCTACTTGAATGGCGAGATTATCGATAAGGACGATAACCCCATCCCGATTAACATGGAAAATAATGGAGGTAGCGGATTGATCCCTCATTTTGCCTACGCGTCAGATCCCAGCGGTAATGGTTTCACCTTAGTAACTTCAACAGAACTGGAATACATCGCCATCAAAGTTGCAGCTCCAGATGCTGTGCTGACGGCCGCCGATTTCTCAGGATTGTGGTTCCACAGGAAAGGGCTGCCAGGTGCCAGCATCCCAGGGGCTGACGGTATCAACGGCAAGAATGGCGGTTTTCCGTGCATATACAGTTCCGATACCGACGAAACCCAGCCGGATCAAGGCGGTATTAAGTTCAACAATGCTAACCCGGCGCTTGCAACCGAGATGTATATCTCGGCTATGTCACCCTCCGGAATGGATTTAACGGCTCTGTTAAATGCAATACCTGGTGGCGCCAAGTTCATGCTCAGCTCGGATTCTCCGCAAGGTAGCACCCTTGCTGTGTTTCAATTCGATGCGACACCCACTGACAATACAGGCTGGTTCACTGTACCTATAACCAATCTGGCTATCTCGGATGCCGAATTTGTTGATGAGGATACCTGCGTGTTCCAGATCAATGGCACGAGCAATATCAATATCGATCCGCTAACTGGCCGATTGATGGTCGATGGCGTGGATAAATCCGGTACCACGGCTGTTGCCACATTCTCTGCGCTGCCTGATCCGACTACCGTTCCTTTGAATGTGTATTACGTAACAGCGCAGGATTGTTTTGTTTACGCGAATGGCGGCGAGTGGTGGCCAGTCAATGGAAGGGCGAATATCTATAGAGCGTCAGGACTTCCATTAACTGTAATAGCCCCGGCGGTGCTGGCCTCCGCAATTGCAGACAACGGATCAGGCAAGGTCAGGGTTACGGCAAACTCACATGGACTAACCGCCGGCCAAAATAACGGACGAATTTATATCTCTGGCGGTGGCACTTGGACGGCAGGTCTTTACCGGTTTACGTACGTCAGCGCGAACACTTACGATCTGCCGGATGTTACTTACTCTGGCGCACTGGGAACGCCGACGGTTGCGCGAGGAAATGCGACGGATGAGATAGTAGTAAAAACCGTCAGCATCCCGCCCTTAACTGATAAATCCTCGCTCGAAGTGTTTATCGCCAGCTTGTATAACGACAGCACAGAAACCAAAAGGACTGTTGTTGACTGGGGAGGTGTCAGATTTTTCAACAGAAATGACAATACGTCAGGCAATGATGCTACCTATCAAGGCCCGATGATTATCAACCTCAATAGTGCAACTTTGAAACAAGCGACATTGGGAATCGGTGTTGCGGGAGGTAAGGCGGCAAGTAGCGCCGTTCCGGCAACCGGAAGCTTTGCTCATGCCGCTGCAACAACGATGAATATTATTGCGATTCTTGGGAATGCTAGTGTTCCGATTGGTACGGAATCAATTACTTACAACATGATCAGAGTAGCCTGGGAGGTGTAATGAATCCATTCTCCCAGTCTTATGTAAAGCTTCCTATCTCAATCGAAGCCAATCCACTCAAGTGGCATCCTGGCCATGCGCTCTGGATGGCTCCGGGCATGTGGACAAGTACGCAAAGCCGCAATCAATTATTTAATACTGACATCCCGGCCATTGTTGCGGCTGGGGCACCGGCTCCGCACATCCAAATACATGTCTATTGGAATGATATCGAGCCAACCAGTCCGGGCGTTTACAACTGGGATTTTATCGATAGCAAAATAGCCTTGATAAATAACTCGCCATCAGGAATCGGCGGTGCTGGCTGTAAATTCATGATCAATTTTTTGTGCAGGACATACGGTGGGTTTAGCAGTGCTGTGCCAGCTTATATGCAATCAGCTGCGGGAACTGATTATGCGGGCACGACAGGCGGCACGAATGAATCCCGGAATGGCGAATACAAAGGCGCTGATTTAGTAAATGCGCAAGGCGTAGTTACCGGCAAGCAGTTCCAGGCCAAGCTATGGGTACAAGAAGTTGCCGATAGATACAGGGATGCGGTGATTGCAATTGGTCAACGGTATGATAGTAATCCTGATCTTGTTGGCATGACGATTAACGAGACCGCCATGCTTGGCGGAGTGGGTACCGGCATGACTCCGGTTGATCCCAGAACCAGCGTTTCTGTCACGGGTGATTTCTTCAACAAATGGTCGGATGCAGTCATTGCCGCGAGGGCAGCTTTCCCGACCACGCCCATGACGTGGATGGCGAATTTCCCCGCTGCTGGCATTCTAAGTATTTTTGATCCCGCAGATTTTAATCCTACGATTCAGGCCAGAATGCTTGCTAATGGCATCGGCGGTCATGAGCAGGATTTCTATCCAAGATCGGGGATTGTCGGTCAGACACTTAATGTCAGCTACGATGCAAACGATGCCATGGCCGGGATTACCCCGCGCTTCACAAACATGTCTAACATGGGATCGCTGCATTCCAGCAACGGCAATAAAACGAATCCAACGCCACCGGCAACAGTTTCGCAACTTGCACAGGAAGCGCGTGCGCGCGGAGTGAATATTATTCTCTGGCATGTTGTGGCCACAGTATCAGGTGAATCCGGTGATAAATGGCGGCAAAAGATATTGCCATTGCTGATTGCCAACAATCCATCCGAGCGGCCGTCAAGCACTTTCCCTTCTTATTTTGCGTAAAGATTCCGGAGGAACCATGAGCGAAGAGATTATAAAAGACCTCGATAAAAGGGTGACCAAGATCGAGGGGCAAATGGAATCTTGTGAACTGATGCACAAAGATATGCAAGAGCGGGCCAGTCGCAGCGATAGTGCTCTGGATCAGAACACTAAAGCATCCGTTGAGCAGACTAAAGCCATGACCGAGCTTACCGCGGCAGTTTTCGCTTTGGCTGAAAAAGTAGAAAAAGATCACGATCCAATTGTTAAGCGTTCCAAAACGTTCCAGACATGGTGGGATAGGGCGGTGGATTGGTGGGAAATTACCGGAACCATGTGGAAAATAGTAGTTGTTTCAATACTTAGCCTGGCTGGATTGGTGACAGCCCTTAAAACATTGGGGGTGTGGTGATGATTCCCATGCCGCCAAGTTTAATCAAAGAGGTATTTTTCAAATATCTTCCGCATGCAATTGGTGTTGTTGCGGCATTAATTGCGTTGGCATATATCCATCACAAAATAGATCGAGGCGGCTATGACCGCGCCGTATCAGAATATCAAAAAGCAACGCAGCGGCTTTTGGATAGGAAAAACAAAGAAGTAGATGCACTCAATAAACAAAACGCAGAGAGGTCATACAATGCAGCGAAAATATACGCGGATCATGCGAGCAACTTTCAGCGTGATGTTGATAATCTTACTAAGCGCATGTCAAACAGTGCCGGTCGCTGTAGAAACGCCATGCCCGGAACCGTTGACGATTCCGAAAGCAGAGAAAGAGAGGATCATGCAATTGATACAGCAATTGCGTCAACCGCAATAGCGCTGGCGAATTCTTGTGAACTCTGGATTAATCAAATACAAGTTAGCGAATGAACGAAGATTTTAAAGAAAAACGCATTTTCTTTAAATTAGTAATCGGATAAGGAAAGGATGATTAACTTATCGGTATTAAAAGGTTATTGAAATAATGACAGAAATAATTGTATTCCTTCTTAACACTATCAAGAATGTCTTCTGGCCGGACAAGTTAGGTACCTATCATGACGTAGCAGAATTTCTATCGAAGTTATCGACCGGCAATGACCTGGAATTAACCGATGAAGATTGCGACTTGATCGGCCTGTATGTGCATTCAGATGGATGCAGCAGGGCAAGCCAATACCTAAAGCGGGAATGCAAGAAGCATGACTTTAGGTATCGAACGCACTTAGATTTTTATGGGAGACCAACAACCAAATGGGCTACTGACTTGGGGTTTTTGGTCGGAATGGTAGTTAGTTCAAATCCATTCAAGAAATCAAAACGAGCATGGCTAAAGAGTTTGTTTTCATTCGTGCCTTGGTTTTATCCATGGATATGGGCTAGATTCTTTGCAGTATTGTTGGCAGGCAACAAGGCCTGGAACAATAATGCTTTCTGCAGACCTTAGGGAATTACCTAATTGGAGGATTAATGAATTTGCACGGGCAGGAAGGGGAGCTTAAATTCAAATTGAAAATAATAAGAGCGGCCACCGGAAAAGTGGAAACTTACGACATGGTTGGCAAGCTTGGTGATAATTTAGGAGAACAGCATGGCAGTGACACACAGCACAGCAGCAAGGAATGCAGCAACGGATGCAGTGACAGCTCTGATAGGAGCGTCCGGTAATTTAAAATTAAGATTGGCTGGTAATATCGGTGCGCCTGGTACCGTGGTCGCTACATGTCCACTATCCGCTGATGCGTTTGGCGATTCATCTAATGGAACTGCTACGGCGAATGCCATCAGTTCAGATACCAATGCAGCAGGCAATGCATCGCCAGTGGCCAATGCAACACTTGAAACTTCGGGCGGTACCGTAGTTATTCACTGTGCAGTCGGCGCATCCGGATCGGATATCAATATGACCGGTGGCCTAACTATTGCGCCTGGTGATACGGTTGAAGTATCGAGCCTTACCTATACTGCTCTAGTAGCATAAAGATTTAGCGTGGCAATAACTGAATTAACAGCGCAGCGCAATACCGTTGGTGCTGGTCAGTTAACAACTGTCACATTCAATTATCCAAATACTCCGACGCCAGGAAATTTACTCATTGCAGGTTTCGCTTGGCGTGGCGATGTCGCTGTTACCGGAGTGCCGTCGGGTTGGAATCTCGCTGCCAGTACCGGTAATGGTACCAACATTGACGGCGCCGTTTATTACAAGATTGCCGGATCATCAGAACCGACCACCGCGCAATTTACGCTATCGGGGAGTCAGAAAGCAAGTGGCGCGGCCAGCGAATGGTCCGGCATTCATGCCACGCCGCTGGATAAATTCAACGGCTCTAATGGTGTTGCAGGCACGGTACTGAATACCGGGGCAACCGGCACATTGTCGCAAGCGGCCGAGCTTGTTATTAATCTTTTCAGCGCGCGCGATACCGTAAATTTTACAGCGTTCGGGCAAAGTCAAACAATCGTCGGCACATCCCAATCAACCGGCGGTACCACGGCTTCCAGGAATACTACCGTCCTGGCCGCCCAGATTGTTAACGCAAACACATCGGTTGATTACACAGCACAAATCGATAGCGCGCAAACCTGGGTTGCGGCCGTGGCCACATTTAAGCAGGCCGCCGTTACCCATACTGCCAGTGGATCACTATCCGGGCAAGGTGCCACCTTAGCAGGCAATGCGGTCCACAATGTCACGCATGAAGTATCGGGAGCATTATCAGGTCAAGGTTCTGACATCGATGGCTCGGCACGCAGATTCAGGCATTTTGATGCGTCAGGTAATTTGGTTGCTGGCGGAAGTAATATCAGCGGCGAAGCAACCCGGTATCGATCGCATGATTCGAATGCGGAGCTGATCGGTCAAGGCTCGGAATTAATCGGCTTTGCAGTTAGATACCGCTCTCACCATGCGGACGGTGAACTGGCGGGGCAGGGCGCACAGTTAAGTGGAGATGCTGATCGATCCGACTCGGTTGCTGTTCACACTGCGGCCGGTGATCTCCTTGGCCAAGGGTCACTCATTACAGGCCGCACCCGTAACGGTGAAATAGTAACATCCGGAATTATCAATGCAACTTACCAAACGCACTCGATCAATGCGGCGCTAGAACAACATGAAGTATCTGCAGCATATGAAACTTTAACAATACAGGCCACGCCATGACGATCAAAATATTTAAACAAACGGACGTCGATATAACGATCAATGTCACCGGCATCGATGTCGGTGACATAACTGATATGGAAATTGTTCTGGAAGGTCAGAGAGGTAATGCTTACAGTTTTACCATGGATGCCGGGCAGATTACCAAGGTTGGATCAAGTATCAATCTCAGAATCGAGGATGATCAGATCACGGAGCCGGGCACTTACCGGCTAAAAATAACAGCTACTGAAAATGATAATTTGCGTGGTCTGAATCCTAATCCAGATTTAGTTTTGGTGGTGTAATTATTTCAGACTGGCGATACCTTCGCCTAGGAAGTATGCTGCAACACTTTGAGAAAGCTTCCAATCAATAACGCTTGCTTCAGGATGCCGCGATCTGTAATCATCAAACGTCATATCGAAATCAAAGATAGTCGACTCCGGATCATGTTCGCTCATGACATCGTCGCAAGCTTCGATCATTTGAAGCCTTCGCTCTGCCAGATCATTCATTTTTTTCTCAACGTCATCGGGAATTTTATATTCTCCCAATTCCCAACGCTGCCAAGTCCTAGCGGACACATAGCCGATATGTTCTGCGGCTTCTGCTACACTCAAGAAGAGTAACTTCCTGAGTGCTTTTAGTTCTTTATTGAGCATTTAGCTCTGCACATTTTGCTACAGCTTGATCGTAACCTGTATAGCCATCAACGTATCGTGATATTTGAAATACGCATTCGCCTGTTTTCCCATTCCAAACACAAACACTGTTTGATTCTTCTGTAATGTAAAATTGTTTCAT